AGTGCGAACTGCGTTCAAGTTTGCAAACTCCACTCCCTGCGAGTCACCACTTAAAGACCAGGTATTCATGCATTCGTTAAACCGATTAGTCGGAACGAACTTGCAATCTATGCCCGGAGTCTATGATTGGCTTGCGAGGAGCTTTGATCCCTGTAACAATAAATGTATTATTACGCGAGAGCAATGGAATTATGCCTGCACTGTCGGATATGACATTGTAGGTGTACTTGAAAAGTTGCTCTTTGTTCACGGTTTCCAAATTACTCACAGTCGGCTCCATTCTTGCGATCTCAAGAATGGCTTCTACTTCTGGTCGATCCTCGCTCTGATGGGGCGTTGGGTCACAGTTCTTAAGTACCAGAAGGACTATCTGTTTGTACGGTATGCGCGTCAGTCTATGAAAGAGTACCCAGAGGTGCCTGAAGATCTTTGTGTAGAACAAGGTCGGATGGTGTTCGGTCGTATGCACCGCTTCCTCACTGCGAGGTTGAGCGGGCGCAAGGCCAAGAACCTTGAGTTCCTTAATTCGGTCCTTCAGGGGCTGAAGAAGGGTATGTTGCCAGTAGACGATGCAACGGTTATAGCCGCTGCCCACAAACATAAGAAGATATTGTCGGCAAGAAAGGAGACCCCCCCTACGCTCATCCGCGAAGTTCGAAGAACCGCGCGTGAGGTGTTGGGCCATCTAACCCTGAGAGATCTCAAGGTTCCATTTAATGCGACACTTTCCGATCATGGTTGTGTTGAGTCTACCCGCCAGAATGGTGGTATTCTCGGACATGTGCTGCGTAATGTCTCCATCATTGAGAGAAATTCACGTGAGATGGTTGGCTTATATGAGAAAGGATTGAAGTACGAGTTCATTTACGTACCAGTTCCCCTCATAGCCGAACGATTCACTGAGTTACTCTACGATGCTGTCTATCAAGAGATGTCAGCCGAAGTTCGCGTTAAGTTCATATTGGAACCTCTTAAGGTTAGAACCATCTCGTGCGGAAGCGCTATTGCTTACGCACCGACTCAGGCTATTCAGAAGTGGATGTGGGGTAAGCTTCAAGGATTTGCACAGTTCCATCTCACGGGCGAAACCGTCGACAGGAGGCATATTAATGCGCTCCTTCTTCAGGGCTCTGTGGGGGATGTATGTGTATCCGGAGATTACTCAGCCGCGACTGATAACCTTCATCTTGACGTTACACTTGCTTGTATCGAGGAGATGTGCTCAGCAAATAGCCC